CCAGTACTTTCCAAATACGAAAATTCGGTAACGAAAATGTCTAGCGATCCATTAAAAAATTCAGTAGATGAACAATTCATCGAAGATTTAGGAGAAAATTGCAGTTCTCCATTGATATGGCAAACATCAGCACATATCATTCAAAAATACATTAAAGAGTTAGTACAACATGAAGTTGATGTTATTACTGATTCTGATTGGTTTGATGAAAAAATTAGAAAAGCTATAGAGGAATCAAATGTCTAAGAAACACAAATACTATCGAGTTACAGCTAACTCAATGACTAGTTATGAACTATTTTTAAAAGTTCCAGAATCAATAACTGAAGAGGACATATGGAGACAAAAAGGATGTGAAATTCTTTGTGGATCTAGATTTTCTGATGTTTATAAAGGGACTTTTACAAGTGGAGGAGATTGGGAATATGATGATGTGCATGAAATAGATATAAATGATTCATGCTGGAAAGATAAAAAATTTGATGAGTGGGAAGAGGAGGATTTTAAAAATGATTGATAAAGAATTAACCTACCAACAAAAATGTTTTATATGGGCATCAGGTCATTATTTAGGTGATTCATTAGAACCAGACTTTTTTGATTTAGAAACTAAAGATCAATTTGAATTTTTAGAAGAAAATGCTTGGGAACCTTTTGAAAATTATAGAGGTAAAGACATTTATCAATGGATAGGTCAACTTGCTTATGACGTTCAAAACAAACTTTATCCTATGGAGAATGATTAATGACTAAAAAGAAAATAGTTGAATTTACAACAGTTACAGATTATCAGCAAACATTTAAAATATGTTTAACTGATATATGGGAAGAGATATGTAAGGAAGAATATTTTGAAGATGAGGAAGCTGATATAACTGATTGGAGTGAAGAGGATTTAAAAGAAATTGCTTGGGATTATGTTCTTAAAAATCCTGATAAATATAAGGTTGGAGAAGGAGATTATGATAATGAAACTATATTAGACCAATCACTTTGGGAGGAATAAAAAAATGATTGATAACCCACTAGAAAACCAAACTTTAGAACAATATGACAATCTCTATATCAATGAAAAATTTGAAGAGCATTGTACTGATGCTGCCAAAGAATTAGCTAAAGATTATAATCTCAATCCAGATTATTATGAACCTTTTATAGAGTTTTACATTGAAGAATGTAGAGAATCAGATAGAGGTTATTTTTTCGGTAGTCAAAAATATATGATCGATCTTTGGTGGGATCATAATAAAGATTTATATGAAACTAAAACACCCTATATGGAGATTCAAAAATGAATAATATACAAAAAACAAAAACGCAATTTAAAGGAGTAGAAGGTAAAGACTACTCAATAATATATGACTATGATGGCAACTTAGTTAAGTACTGGCACGCTAGTCATAGAATAGATAAAATCAGCAACACAGAAAAAAAAATGCATAAAAAAAGACTAAAAGAACAACATCATGCACAGATTTATAAAATGTGTACTCAAAGATTAAAGAAATACTTTATTGATGCTTTTTATAAGGATGATGCAATAGATAAAATAATACATATTTGTTTATCTCATATGAAATATAAGCATATAGTTAAATTTTATGATGTATTAGAAAAAAATGGATTGGATAAATATTAATGACTGAATTTGTACCAGTAACACGTTACTCCAGATGTAAAAGATACTCTGGAGCTACAATCAAATGTCCTAAATGTAATGAATTAGGTCAGATATTTCATCTATCTTGGTCTGCCTTACAATGTCAAAATTGTAAAAATATGATTGATAAGTTCGATTGGTTAATAGAAAAAGGTAGACATTCTAAACTTTGATTATTTTTTAGTTTTAATAACAAAATCGTGTATAGCTTCACGAATCAAAAAACCTATTGAGAGTCCTGCCCTCGATAGGTCTTTTAAATGCTGATAATCATCTGGATTTACAGATACACTAATCCTTTTTAGGGTTTCTCTTTTTTCCTCGGTAACATTTTCAGACATAATGAATAGCAAACTTATACCATAATACTAGCACATAGATATTTTACAACTATGAATGGTCAAAAAAGAAAAAGAAAAGAACCAAAAGAAAAAGAAATATAATAAAAATAAATAAATATTATATATATAAATATATATATATTATAAATATATATATACATATAAGAATAAGGAAAAGAATTTTTCAGATATCTGCTTGACATCTAAATAAATATCACCTACTGTCAGTAATGAACAGTTTATTATGAATGGGCTATTACGAAATGTTAGACATATGTTCTAATCACAATGGATTAGATCCTATGCAAGTCATGGAAGATTATCCAGAAATAGATTTTGGAGCTATGACACTTAAAAAGTTTAAAAAATTTTTACAAGAAAATTATTAAAAATGGAAAAAACAAAAGTTTGCATTTGGTTAGATCCTGATCTTCATACTTATCTGAATGAGAGTAGAGGAGAAGAATTAACAATACCGCAATATATTCGTTTGATTCTTAAGCAGAAAATGAAATCTGCTAATAAAAGAAAACCAAAATCAGTTGCCTCTGATCCCTTTTCTTATTACATAATTAATCCAGAGGTAATACCTGATGATTTAAAAGAATATGCAGATCTTTTAATTGAATGGTGGCCTATAAGAAAGAAAAAAGGTGCATCGTGTACTCAAAGCGTTGCTAACCGCATCTTTAATACTCTCAGGTCATTTCCATCACAAGACAGAAAAGAAGCTCTTGAAAAGGCAATCACGGCTGGTTGGAAGGATATATATCCACTTAAGAAAGGTTACAAACCAGAAGAGCCAAAAAATAATCATCCAGCATCAAGAGTATTTACAGCAGAAAGAGGTTTTGAATAATGCAAAAATTATTTGATGCTTCAGTTCTAAAAATACTCAAAGATGGTATTAAAAAAGGCTACTGGAGTCTAGAAGATTTAGACACACCTCCCCCAGGATGGACAGAATGTGTCAACAACACCAAAGGTAATAAAGCATTTCCGCAAGGTTACCAAGGTGTCAAATATAAAAATCTTGCTAGGGTTGAAGAACCCAAACCAAAAAAAGAAAAAATAGAAATTATTGATCCTAAAGACCTTCCAACTTACGACTTTTAACAATGAAAACCTTCCAACTTTTAAAACCTCTTCCAATCAAAAGAGATGAAAATACACACAGATATGTAAATACAGAGACTAAACAATGGATGTCTTATTCAACTACTCAAGTCTGTAGTGAACTATCTGAAGAAGATAAAGAAAATATCGAGAAGTGGAGATCACAATGGCAGCCCAGAGGAGAAAAGTGCCATGAATGTCTAGCTGAACATATGTTGGGCAATGGCAAAATTGATCCTGATGAATATGGTGCATGGGTTGAACCATTACTTCAGCATGAACTGTTCACACATTTTGAACCAATGGCTATTGAACATATGATGTCGATACCTGACAAATCAGTTGGTGGTCAACTTGATCTACTTGGTTATGACACTAAGACTAAACAAATTAGATTGATTGATTTAAAAACAAAGAGTAGTTGTAATTATTTCATGCGAAAGAGAAAAAAAGATGGTTTGTTATATATCGAAGATCTTGATATGTATTGGAAAGAACCTTATTCAACTGATAAACAACTTGGTTGCTACGTTGAAATGTTGAAACTAAACTACGATTTAAGACCAGATGTATGTAATACAATCTGGGCATTTGAAGGTAGATGTATTATGAACATTGATCAACCCACAGAAAGATGTGAAGCTGCATGGCAAAAAGCATGGGAAAAGTTTGAATCAGAACAGGAGTTGTTCTAATGAAAATAACAATAAAAGATATAAAAAATCTTCCTTATTTTTTTCCTAGAAGGACAAGATATTCTTATTGGACAGATTTTGATTACATAGATTCTTTACCTAAAACAAAAAAGAAACCAAAAGCAATTTGTTCCGTGCCATTTTGTTTAGAACAATTTAAATTAGAAAAAAAACTACCTACTTTTAGAAAAGTGTATATGAAATCATTTTATTTACCAGCCGTTAAAAGAGGATGGGTTGAGTTCAATCAGAAATTATATAATTATTTAGGAGAAAATTAGATGAAAAAAAAAGAAAGAATACAGGCTGCTCAAAAACGTATCGAAGAGCTAAGAAAACTTATCTCGGAGTGGACTAAAAGATGAGATATATATTAGATGTCTCAGGTAGAGATTTAAAACTCATCAGAGCTTCTATTGTTAACTTTCAAAGGTCATTAGAATTATCGGAACAAGCAGAATTTGACAATTTAATTGATGATCTTGATGTTCTTTTTTTTAAAATATCAGTAATGAAAAAAGAACAGCTAAACAATAAAATTAAAAGGAAATGGATGAAAAAATGAAATGTCTTTACAAAGAACTAGATAGAAGGAAAAGGTATTTAATTGTAAAATTAAATAATGAGATAGGCCATCTTTCAGACTTGTGGTTTGACGAGAAAATATCTGATAAAGAATATTGTGTTAGGTTTGAGAATCTTAAAAACCGCATAAAAGAATTACAAGGATGACTAATCCAAATAAAAGAAAAGGAGACAAAGCTGAAAGAGAAGCAGCAGAACTTTTAACAGAAGTTACTGGTTTCGAATGCAAAAGAAATCTTGCAGCAGGAATACCAGATGATGTTGGAGATATATATGGCATACCAAATTGCGTGATACAGGTGGCAGATTACAAAGACAAGTCCAGAGCTTGTTTAGTAAAACCCAGGGAAGTGGAAACACAAAGAAAAAATGCAGGTGTAGACTTTGTTGCAAGCATGGTTAGGTTTAGAGGAGGTCAATGGAGAATGGTCTTGACTCCAGAACAATTCAACACATTGTTACAAGCTGCCTTGCAGTAAACATGATATATGTGTAATATAATTATCAAGTAAACAATTATTCATGGCCACTAAACAGCCTTCGACATTGATCGAAGCACTAAACGCTTTCCAGCAAAAACATCATGCCGCTGGTTTAGATGGAAGCAATCCATTTTATAAAAGCAAATACACAACATTGGCTCAAGCTCTTCTTGCTGTTCAACCAGCTACAGAGTTTGGTCTTTGTCATACACAGTTGAATGATTATGTGATCACTCCAGAAGGAGAAGTTATCACAATTGTCATTACAAAATTGATGCACGTTTCTGGTGATGAACCTTTAGTCAGCAAGTTTCCTGTTCCAAAAATTCCAAGTAACGTAAAAAATGCACATCAGGAAGCTGGTTCAGCACAAACCTACGCTCGTAGATATGGATTACTTTCTGTCTACGGATTAGCCAACGATGATGATGATGGTAACTCACTTACCAAAACTCCACCACCAAAAACAGGTGTAGCGAAAACTCCTACAAAACCTAATCAAAAACTAGAATCTACATCTGTTTTAGAAAAGCTACCTGATCCTATCACTAAGGAAGCAAAGGAAACTATCCTTGAAAAGCTACAGGCACTTCATCAAAGTGATCCACTCAAGATGAAAGACTTAGTCGAATCTTTCAGAAAGAAGTTCAGCATCAAAGACACAAAAATTACTAGACATATTACTACTGCTGAACATGGTGAGTTTTTAGCTCTTGAAATCTCTAAGATAGATGAAAGCCTATGACACCAGATGAAACTGCTAACACTGCGAGAGAACAAGTATTGAATGAACTTCTTCTCCGCAAACAGCAACGTAAAAAAGATTGGAACAAAAACATCTTTAGTGTCAGAACAAATGACACCCTTGCTTCCCAAATAAAAGATCATTGTAAAGAAAACAAAGTTTCTTTTAATTCATTCTTTAACACTTTATTAGCTCAATTTTTTAATTAATCATGTCAGAATTCAATTTCGATCCAGCATTACCTAAACCAATTTCATTTAAAATTCAAGATGGTCAATATGGTAAGCAATTAGTTTTGTTCATTCCAACAGAATCTATTACGCATTTTGTTGATCATATGCAAAACTTAGTCAATACAAAATTATCATCTGGTAAAGTTTATCTTGGAAAAGAAAAAGGCAACATTAACACTGAAGGTGTATACATCAACGCTAAAGCGTTGGAAGGAGACTACGGGGTTTATGGGCAAATTAATCCACAGAAAATAAAGTTAGTGACAGAAGTAGATGAAATTCCTTTCTAAACCTAAAGATGAATATTTAGTTAAAGATCCTAACCTAAATATTCACTTTAAAATAATAAATGGTGTACGCTACTGGCTTACACCTCCTCCTTCAGATTATAAAAAATGACACCAGTAAGAAAATCAGTAGAAAAGTTACGCAAACTTAAACAAATAAGACGTAAAAACCTAGAGAAAAATTTCCTGGAAATACAAATGAAAGGGCAAGATCATTATGTTTTTATTAAAGAAAATGGGAAAGCCCAAGTAGTTTATGATGAAGGTAGATGGGTTACAGAACATATAAGAACTGCAATCCTTAAATTTAATTATGAAATTGACAAGATAGATAAATTATTTATTAGAGACTTTACTGATGAAGAGCTTAACGAGTACGAAAAAACTTTGCAATAGGATTTATTGGTTTTCTTTTTCTTAATTCTTTAACAACAGCATTAGCTTCCAGTTCAATCAATCTATTCAACATTGAAGCCATAAAGACATCTTGATCAAATTTCTTTCTGACCATATGTGTGCAATATCTTTTTATGTTGTCTAAATCATCAGACTTCATAATTTCTCTACATTGCATTTCGACTTCTAATTCCATTTCTGGAGGTGCTGGCTCAATATCTATGTTGAGAAATTTAGTAATTTTCATTTTACTGGAAACAGTTTTTCTTCAATCATCTTGACGATTGCATCATCAACATCATTGTCTGATTTCTGTGCAAGGTCTTTTAAAAGATTCAAAGCAGCTTTACGAAGAGATTCAGACTTACCAAATCTGATAAATAAGTTAATTAGAAACTTAGACATAGTTTGTTAGTTTTTCCAAACATAGCTAGATTGCTAGTATTAGACAAGAAACCTTAATGTTATGGCTGAAGATACTACCAAAGAAGTAGAACAAGAAGAACCGCAACAAGGTAATTCAATACTTTCAAACCTTGTTCAGATGATTATACTTTTTTGGAGTTTGGGGGTTATTTCTTTTGCGTACTTCGGAAATTCAACACGACAAATTGATACCACCTTTGCGGCTGGATTGCTTTCAGCAGTAATGTCAAACATGGGTCTACAAGTAAAATCTGCTACAAATGGCAAAAAGAAACTTGGTAAGGTTAATATAGTAGATAACAAGAACTCTAAAGTAGGTATCAAATGAAAAAACTATTTGCTTTACTTTTATTTTTACCTTCGGCTGCTTTTGCCAATATAAAACAAGAGTTTGTAACCTCTGCACAAATATCTATAGACTCGCCTTATGTAATTACTAATGCTGCTCCATCGAGCTATAGCATAAGCGGAAACAATATCACAACTTCTACAGGAACGGGTGATAGTGTCGTTACCAATGGAATCGGTGGATTAAATCTTGGTAGTTTAAGTAATGGAGTACCAGCTTTAGTTAATACAAATAAATCGGTCACAACTGCTGGATCTGCCTTCTCTCTCAGCGAAAGTTATCAAGCTGGAGACGTAACACAATCAGCAATCACTCCTTCTAGTGGTATAGCAAGTCTTCCTGTGCTTGGTGGTCAGACTACTGTTATCTCAGGAGGAACAGCAGGAAACTTAGCTTTAACATCTGTTTCATCAGGAATTCATACCTGCACGGCTGGAGGATCTGGTACAAGTTGTATTGGTTCTACTACTGTCCGTATTACGATTGACTAGACTTTGGTTATTACTTTTACTATTATGTCCAATAAGAACACTTGCTGTTCCTATTGTGCCACAATTTCGTAGTGGTTCGAGTCAGACTTCAAGCACTTCAGAATCAGTAATAAATGAAACAATTACAAGTCATCAGTATCGAACAGGATACTCATATTCTGCGTCAGGACACAATATTGAATCATCAGATCTTAATGGATATATCAACCCTACAGCTACAACTCTTACAGAACAAACAGTTGGAGGAGTAAGTTTTAGTTGGACAGCACCAAGCCTACAAGACGTTCCAAGATGGAAAGTGGTAACTCCAGGTTCAGCTTTCTCTCTTCAAGAAACACTAATCACACCAGGACTAGACACAATAACAACAATAACAAGAACAATAAATACAACAACTACAACAGAAACTACAACTACCTTTGGTCAATAGTTTTATTACTTTGCCCTACAAAAGTTTTAGCTAATACAACAGTTGCAAGTCCTAGCTCTAATGCTCAAGGTGTTGTAAATAACAACGCAACGATGATTACTCCATCAGCGATGCCATCTTTCCGTATGAGTCAGGGCATTGTCTGTGCTTCTCCTAGTTTAACGATCACTCCGTATGTAACAGATGCTTGGTCATTTAA